ACAGGTAACACATTCGTTACTAGGGATAGCATCCCAAAGAAAAGAATAATTAATAGGTTTGTTATCATATATCGTGATCCTCCTCGTTTGCATGGTTTCCGGTAGCAAGCCGGAAGAAGTAAACGAATAGAAAAGCCCACAGAATCATGCCACCTAAGAATCGTATACTTGAAAGTATCCCGCTTGGTATGGTTGATTCTATCAACAATGGATCAAAAACTACGGCGCTCAATGTCGAAGTCGTAGAACTTGCATAAAGGATTATTTGTGTCGAAGTCGTATTTTCATCCCCCAAACCTGAAAGCGATGAACTTGCATAAGCAAACCATCCAAAGGGTATCCTGGTCTGAACATCTGCCTTGTAATTATCAATTCCTGTCAACACTTTTTCTGATGGAATGAATAGCCAAATAAATAAATCACGAAATAAATTGCCGAAAGTACCGAAGTCAGTGCCGCTAGCTGCGCCCGCAGTAAAATCATAATTAACACTATCAGGCTGTTCTACATTCGACCCATTTATAAAACCTATCCACCTACTTTCAGGAGAAATCGGAATATAACCATCCCCCCCAAAAAGCTCCGCCGGAATCCAGTCACCATCTTTAATCCATAAAATAGGTTCGCTCTGGTCGACAGAATCAAAGTTTACATAAACACGATAGTAGGCAGCCCCCCATGATCCAGGCTCAAATTGAAGCACGAGCCAATATGTGATATCAGCCTGTAGTATCGCACACGTTGGAAGAACCCACGTAACCGTTGAACTCGCAGGATAAAGCGGTAAATCATAAACAAAAGTTGATGTGTTTGGAAAAGTAAACTGCCTCAATATTTCTGGTTTAGTCGCCCCAGTCCAGATCGCCCCCTGAATTTCGGGGTTTCCTCCTCCATGGGACCCTGCGGCCATTCTTAGCTGGACACCGCATAAGACTCTATTTTCTTCCGATAATGTTAGAGGCCAGGCTAGCTGTGAAGGATTGAAATTTCCATAATCAACCACTGTAGTGCTTGTTGCTGTTCTAGGGTCCTCAAATATCAAATCAGTCGCTACAGGCTCAATAGCCCTTACTACATACGGTATGAGGAATAGTGATACAGCCCCTATAAAGCTGATTATGTATTTCATAGGATTCATGTGCCGATGATTGAGCTTTGATGCCTACACCGGCACATGCGTTCTAGGAACTACTTTCGTCCCCCACGGATCATAGAAATGATCCATCGGACACCCCAGAGCGTAACGGCTATAGCCACTACGAAAACGAGGATGACGGGTAGGTTCGTAAAGAACATAGACAATACACTTTGACCGGCTGCCTGAATGGCGGCGGTCGTTGAGGCGGTGTAATCCTGCGCATGAGCCGCACCAGCGACACCAAACGCAGCCATGCTCATAGCTACTACCGCACCAATTCTCTTGATACGATCCTTAATCACGTTTCATCACCCCCTTTCATGTTCTTGTCTATTTGTCCTAGGGCGACAATGATCTGCGCCAAATAGGAATTTACAGAACTGATCTGATAGATGATGCTACGCAATTCATTTTTATTATTGTGTTTCATAGAATTTTACCCCTACGATATGCGCTTCGAAGCATTAGAGTCGTCCATGAGAATAGTGATCCCGCTAGTATAGAGAGAGTCATTAGTCGAGCGTATTCGTCGAAGGTCATATCTATCTGTGCATTGCATCACGAATGAAATAGAAGAGCATCGTTACCATGATCGCCAAAGCGTTGAACAGGAACCATTCAGATAGGATAGCCATTAGTGTCATTTCCATATTTTTGCAAAGAAGAGCGCCGCGAGTAAAGCAATCATAAGTGCCAATGATAATGTTAGTGAAGCATCGAATCCATTTTCGCAGGTTGAGGTTGCTGAATCAATGCGCCAGTAATCTGAAAGAGGGGTATTAACTTCTTGGCCGGTGAATTGTGTTGAACATTCAATCATAAAAAAAGTCTTAATATCTTGAAGTAAGCCCACTGGACTAGGGTTATGATTGCGACAAATATGAGAACAAATCGTAGCGCTTGATAGAAGTAACCCCACGCCATTAGCGCCACGGCACTTATAGTAGAATTGACGCTTGGCGGTGGTATCACTGGATCAGTCCCTGTGACTGAAAACGTATCAAACATCAAACCATCTGCAATAGCACAAGAGGCTGTGCAGGTAGCTCTTAAACCCCCCATATTCGTAGATGAAATTGAGATCAATTCTGCAGTCGGACTTCCTGATGATGGATTCGCAGAGGCATAATTTTTAAGGAGTACCCATGAATTTGCTGTGTTGTAGTATTCAAGTTTCCATGAAAAATCTGTGCCAGTAACACCAGCGCGGCCATACCAGAAGCGAATCGTATCAGCCGATCCAGTAGTAAAAAATTGAGTGATGGGTGAAGCGCCTATATTTGTACAACCCTGTTTCCACGTCCCATCGTGAGCCGCAGGCCAAATGCTCCCTGATGTGTTTGTCCTGACACATGCTCCTGCTCCTGATTCTTGCCACAATGTTGACGTAGTGGCTTCCCAGTTGTTGAAATAGAGCGTATGTGTTCCAGCCAAAGCAATAGAGGGTATAAAAAAACCAAAGGAAAATAGCGTTAAGTAAAGTTTCTTTGTCATTGGTATTGACGACGAGGCTTCCCCATGGTAAGCACGAGGGGTCGTAGCCCCGACACTCTATAGGCCCCGTGAACAGCGGGGCATTTTTTTTTGTGTTTAAGAGAAAACCAATGGACGCGGACGTAGCCTCGAATAAGGGATCAACTACCCTACCGTTGCCGCGATTTGATGGTCTTCTCTCAAATGTTCAAGCCCTGTTGGTCTTCGGCTTCGGGCGTCCGGCGCGAGATTAACGTCCGGCGGGGGACGACGCTCGGGAGTATAGCTCAATTTGCCGGCGCGCGCCCTGTGTATAAAATAACATGCGTAATGATGTACTATATGCTTTATGATTCTTGCCTATGTAGGTTTGGCTGGTTCAGGAAAAACCTACCACATGACAGATGTAGCAATGCGCCTGATTGAACGTGGAACCGTTGTTTTCAGCCGTCATCTGATAGAGGGCGCATACCCGCTTGTAGATGAGCGGGAGATGCTTATGATGCGCGATTGCCATGTTTTCTTCGATGAATGGCATCAGGATCATTCTGCGAAAGAGTGGTGGCAAATGGATGAAGTTTTAAAGCACATGGTTACTCAATCACGCAAGTACCAAATCATTATTCATTGGTCTGCACAACACTGGCTCTATATGGATTCATTCATCCGAAGAAATACTGATTTTTGCTTTAAACATGAGGCGCTATTTCGTGATCCTGAAACAGGTGAATCCCGTTTCCACCTACATAAGTGGTGGAAAGTGGCCGGAATTGAAGAAGAACTAAAACATAAAAATCCTCCGGCCCTTGCAAAGAAAATGTTTTTTGTGAAGCCAAAAGTCTATGCAAATTACGATAGCTATAAGCCTATCATGCTATCAAAAGCAAAATTATCCGATGAGGACATCGCAAAAATCGCCGACCCGTATGCTCGCGATAAGGTTCACCTAACCCCTGATGAAGCGCGCGATAGACATGCCTATCTTGTAGGCAATGAGAATCGCTTCAGTGGCCAGCCAAATACCGACGATGATACTGAAGGTATCGAGGGGAAGAATAAATCCGACGAATTGAGCGCCAGTTCTGAAATACCCAATCCATAGCAAGGCGTTTTCCGGCAAGGGCTCTGCAACAGGTAACACATTCGTTACTAGGGATAGCATCCCAAAGAAAAGAATAATTAATAGGTTTGTTATCATATATCGTGATCCTCCTCGTTTGCATGGTTTCCGGTAGCAAGCCGGAAGAAGTAAA